TATTCTCGTCTTACTTGAATAGTTCAGATGATGTTAGTGCCGGAAATATATCTTTTATCATGGCCAAATTTGGAGATAATTACTTAAGATCTGCAACTGCTGCAAAAGTAGCTGCGTTCATAAGCGGTCAGTCCATGAACATTGTAGGAAATGCTACTACTGCAACAACTGCATCTATTTTCACAGGTCAAGCGAATTCTGCTACCATAACTGCAACATCATCTAATGTCGGTAACCAAATTGTTCTCAGAGATGGATCAGGTAACTTTTCTGCTGGAATCATATCAGCTACTCTAAACGGAAACTCTTCTACATCCACACTCGCATCGAAAGCATCAACATTATCGCAAGGTGGTGGAAACGGAACTGCAATGACATTCAATTATGTTGGACAAGGAGGACAACCAACATGGTTGTGGGGTACTAATGATGGCATAACACAGAATGTTTGGAATCCTATCAATTTTTCCGTTAATTATGCAACTACTGCTGGTTCTGCAACTACTGCTGGTTCAGCAAATACTGCGACAACAGCAACAAATTTATCTGGTGGATCTGTAGTTGCCACAACAGCAACATTCTCTGGAAGAGTTTCTGGATCCGGCTCAAATTACAGATTAGTACTACCTGTTGGCACAAACTTATGGGCAACATAAATATGAGGATGGAGAAATAAATTATGTCTACACCAATAGAAGGATCTGTTTGGGTTCAAGGCGATTATCTACATTTTTATGTGCAAATAGGAAATCAATATTATAGATATCTTGGAACTCCTGTATATATCAATCAAGGAACAGAAGAAAATCCTAATTATGTTCCTGCAGTTCGAACTAATGCTGTAGTTGGATCTGTTTGGGTAGACAATTCGCCTAATATAGGTGATACAGGTATCCATTATATAGATTCTTCTAAAATAGAAAGAGTTATTTTAGAAAAAGTTTTCGCTTCACCATCTGGAATCAATTCTGCAATCCAAGGTTCATTGTGGATTGAAAAGAATCAATCTAACCCATCAACAGGCAACTTCAATAATGTTCTATGTAGTGTTGGTGGAACAGTTTCGCCAGGTTTAAATACAAAAATAACATATCATGGCGATTCTGGACACGGCGATTCTGTACATTCAGATTTCAGTGATTCTTCTCACTCCGATACTTCTCATTCTGATGCATATACAAATCATAATGATGTGAATTTTTGGCCAATATTTCATATTGATTCATACCTTAATGGTGGTGCTCACGGAGATGGTTCCACACCATCACATCAAGATAGTACAGAATTTAACGACTCGCACTCAGATATTCCTTTAGTCTACAACCCAAACAATCCATAAATATTCATATATGAATAGATTGAATTTTATATTACCTGATTGGACTAGAATAATTTGGGTTAGCGAAAATGCTAAATCTGTATGGCAAAATAAGATATATGCAGCTTCTAATGCTTTCCAGAAAATTGAAGAAGAGGCTGTTTATGCTGGAATGAAACCAGCAAATTTAACAACACTATCACATTCCGACTTCATAAAAAAACAGATAACTCTATCTAATTCTGAATTTAGATTAATCCCTCTAGCAAAAATTAAAAACACGAACAGTTACAGTAACACATCTACATCTACAGATGATGAATATAATTATTCCGTAAGATGTGTTCTTGTAAATAAAAATATTGAGGAAGAATGGTTAGAAGCATGGAATACTTCTAATGATTATGAGATTGGAAAATTATTAGGTTATCCTGAATGTTGTTTAGATTTCTTCAAGAAATATTGGGTTGAAGAAAAATATATTGATACAACATATCCAATGTCTTTAACAGGAACGACTGGACCTAAAGAATGTAACATTCTATTGAGATGGATAGGAATTAGAACTGTCAGTCATCTTCCATGTTCGTTCAACTGTAAACATACTTTTGACATTGGAAGAAGAAATATCGAACTTGGTAGATCTCTTTCACTAAACGATGAAATGGATACTATAGAAGAGATGTTAGATTGGCCGATTAGTTGGTCTGCACTTCATGGTATAGCTGAGATTAAAACTCCTATTCTTAAAATTTCTTCCAGAACAGATGCTACAGGAGAGATCTATATTGTTAATAGAGAAGGGTTTTCATATCCAAAAGAAGGAGCTTCTGGAACATCTTTTCCTTATATTAACAAAGCAAAGGTAAAAATTACACAATCCCCATCGTTCAAAAGAAGTTTAGCAGTATCATCTAATTTATGGGAAGATAATGGTTTTTCTTCTAGTGAACATATGAATAACAATCATAATATTTTATTAGATGTTATAGAAAAATCAAAAATCGTTTTCAATAGTGTGATAGATTTCGGATGTGGGAATGCAGAACTCTTAAAAAAGATAGATCAGAAATACAACACAGAAAAGATATTTGGTGTTGAGATATCTGAAGATAGGTTTAATAGAATACCATCGAATTTCGGAAAGGGATCATATTTCAATAAAAATATTTTCGACAAAACTGGAGAATGGTTAACAGAAAATATTGATCTGAATATTATAATGTATGGTAGATTTCTAGAAGAACCAAACAATTCAATCAATTTATTAAATGATCTAGTAACAAAACAGTCTTATGTTTTGATATACAATTATTCAGATTGGAATTCTTCTGAAGAATTCACGAAATTTCTTTCTAAAAATAATATATCATTCAAACCTATATCGAAAACCGAAGGAATAGGATGTACTGCATATATAGGTAAATTTTCTACCAAACTATCATCAACTACTCTTAATATATTATCATGAATCTAATATACGAAATAAATGAATATATGTCGTTCAAAGATCTAATTCACATTTGGAGATTAATATCCAAATTTAAGAATTTCAAGATCGATCTATACATATTCTTCAAGAAAGAATACAATCACTTTTTCTTAACTAGTTTATTGAGAAAGATAGATTGGATGGTAGAAAACCAAAAGTATGTTATAGAAGTCAAAGTTGTAACTAAGTTTGAATATGCGTCGATTAAATCTAATATCAATGAAACAAATAGTCTAACACTATATTGTTCGAATTTAATGTTTCTAACGAATCAACCATTAAATTATTCAGATATATCTAAGTTATGTTTAGATAGTGTCAATAATAATTTTGAAGGTGATATGTATGGAATAATTAAATCAGCAAACGATATTAAATTAGCCACACAAAGATCTCCTAAAATATGGATATTTGATGAATCTATGACAGATCACGAATATTATAAAGGGTGGATAAATCAATTAAAACAGATGTATTTGGCTGGGGAGGAATTATTTAATGAGTATCGAAGTTAGTCCTGTTGGTGTTACTTGTAATCTAAGTTGTCCTTATTGTTACGAACACCCAATGAGAGAAGCTGGTAATTATCCAGATAAAGAATACGATTTAGATAAAATGTTGAATGGTTTGAGAAAGGAAGGTGGAAAATTTTCACTATTTGGTGGCGAACCTCTTCTAACGGATATAGAAACTATCGAAGAACTTTGGAAATTTGGTTATGAGAAATATGGTGTGAACGGTATTCAAACTAACGGAACATTAATCACAGATGAACATATCAGATTATTCAAAAAATATAATGTTTCTGTTGGTATCTCATTAGATGGTCCAGACGAATTAAATGATTCTAGATGGTCTGGGACACTAGAACAAACAAGAAAGAAAACACAATTAACACTAAATGCAATCGACAAGATGATCGCTGAAGGAGTTATTCCTTCATTAATTATAACATTAACAAAATATAATACATCAAATCTTAATAAATTGAAATCATGGTTGAAAGAACTAGATCAGAAAGGAATTTCTAGTGTTAGATTGCATGTTTTAGAAGTAGAGTATGATTCAATCGAAGAATCTTTCGGGTTGACACCAGAAGAAAATGTTAAAATTATGTTAGAAATGGCACAATTCGAGAAAGAATTGAGAGTAATGAGATTCGATCTATTTAACGATATGAAGAATATGTTAATTGGCGACGATTCTAATACAACTTGCACATTTCATGCATGTGATCCTTATACAACATCGGCAGTCAGAGCAATAGATGGACAAGGAACATCTACTAATTGTGGAAGAACTAACAAAGAAGGCATAGATTTCATGAAATCTGATATGCCAGGATTCGAAAGACAAATAGCATTATATCATACTCCACAAGAATATGGTGGATGTAGAGGATGCAGGTTTTTCATAATGTGTAAAGGACAATGTCCTGGGACAGGAATAAAATACGATTGGAGAAATAAAACAAATTTATGTAAAATGTATTATACTCTATTTGAGTATTTCGAAAAACAGTATGTAGAATCTGGCGTTATTCCATTAAGTTTATTTCCAGGTTTAGATTCTTTGGAGAAAGCTATGATAGCTAGTTGGGTACAAAATAGAGAATCATATATATCAAATTCGTTGTCTATATTTAATTCTTAGATAATTGTTTCTTTCCTCTAAAAAATCTATTCATAATATTCGAATTATAATATAATAGACGTCCTTCAGAATCTACAGCTGTTAGGACATCATTTTTAATTTGTAACTCTATTTCTGAATAAGTTAATTCGCCTTTTGTCTTACACAACTTAACAATCTCACGTTTGAAATACTCCTCACCATATCTATAGATATCTTCAGCTAATTCCTGACAAGATCCCCAATATTCTTTCCAATCAGATTCAAGAACAATCTTCTTCTTTCTCTTCTTATCTTTAACCTTCTTTGTTCGGTATGAATTGAATTGTTTCTTACCGATATATTTTCTTCCAGTCAAGATGTTTGTGATACAATACACAAATCCAAAATATCCTTCTGGAATATCTTCTAATTCTTTTTCTTCATAGATCCAATTCTTCATGAAAGATATTTATTATAAATACTTCTATATGCAATCATTCAAGAATTTTATCTCAGAAAATGCCTTAGATTATCATATCGAAAATTCAATTCCTCTTAATGAGTGTATCTTCAGATGGGGTTCTAAGGGACATTTCGATCTTATCTCTGAAGCAAGAGAGAGAAGAGATTCTATTCCACTATCTGAGATAGAAGAATGGATTCTTGATTCTGATATCGGCTCATTTGGAATTTATGAAGGTGAGACAGTACCATTAGATCTTCCTCTTGAAGAAGAACGAGAAGTAGAATTAGATTCACCCAAAAGAGGTGGAAAGAAAAAATTCTACGTGTACACTAAGAGTGATGCTGGTAATGTTATCAAAGTCGAATTTGGTGACACTTCTGGTTTAAATGCTAAGATTAATAATCCAGAAGCAAGAAAATCTTTTGCAGCAAGACATAAATGTGCTGAAAAGAAGGATAAAACTAAACCAGGATATTGGGCTTGCCGAATTCCTTCATTCGCAAAACAATTAGGATTAAAAGGTGGGGGAAAATTTTTTTGGTAGAGATTATGACATATAAACAAAAAAATATTAGTGAAAGAGTCTTTATCAGAGAATTCTCTGAAACAGTTGAAACTACTGAATTAATCTGGCACAGAGATCGACAAGATAGAACGATTAAGGTGTTGGAAGGAACTGGTTGGAAGATACAATTCGATAATTCTCTACCCGAAGAATTACTTAAAGGAACTAGCATCAATATTCCTAAAATGGTTTTTCATAGATTATGGAGAGGAAATAATAAACTCATTATAGAGATCACAGAAAATGCCTAATATATCATCAATCGATCAATCTAATCCCGCTCTATTTAAAATCGTCTTCAGTAAATTCCCTAATATAGAATTCTGGTCTTATTCAGTAAACCTTCCTGGTGTAACTATTGGCGAAGTAATCCAACCAACTCCAATTTATGATCTAAAGCTACCTGGTGACAAATTAACATACGATCCATTGGTGTTGAATTTTATCGTACAAGAGAATCTAGCGAATTGGATTGAAATATACAATTGGTTATTTGCTATCGGAAAACCTGTAGATATTACACAATACAGAAATAAAGTTCGAGAAAATCCATCATTAACAGAAAAACAGAATAAGTATTCAGATATGCAGTTATTCATATTATCTACAAAATCCAACCCATTAGTTAAAGTTACTTTCGTAGATGTCTGGCCAGCTGCCCTGTCACCATTAACTTACGATTCATCAATTTCCGACGTGTCACCCTTAACTAGTGACGTCACACTCAACTTCTCATATTATAAATTAGAGGCAATTTAATGTTATCTTTCACAAAATATCTAGTAGAAGCTCAAGGTTTAACAGGTAGAAGACCTGGTGAAACATTCACCGATAAGGATGGGAATACACTAGTATTCCAGAAAGTCGAATTTTTCGATGCCGCAGAAGATGCTGGGGACGTCTCTGATGCTACTCCAGTGAATAAACCACTATCTAATCTAACAGGATTGGGTGTTGTTGAATTCAAAACTCAAATGGGTAATACGGTAAGATTCATCAAATTCATCAAACCAAAAACAGCTAAGTGGGATAATTCTAATCCAGGTTATTTTGAGTACAAATCGAAAGCGACCGCAAAAGAACAATCCGGTTTAAAACCATCTGACTTCTTAACAAAGATGGATAATCTATCACAAAACGATCTTTTGAAACAAGTTGAGAAAGCATTCGGCAAAGATTCGCCTCTATATACAGCAACTAAACAAGCCATCAATAGTAAAAACAATACATATCCAATTTCGATCCCAATCGGAGATCTATCTGAAACTGGAATCACAAACTACTTTGCTGAGATTTTACAACCAATTGCTTTAATTAGGGGCGATTATACTGGTAATGCAGCAGATGGAATCAAATCTTTAGTTGGAACTGAAGATATTTCTGATTTCAAAATCAATTTTCCTAAAGGTGTGACTCAAGGTCTTTACGATTCTTACTTAACTTCTGGTGATTCGCAAATCAACATTTCTTCTAAGTTTGGATCCGCATCACAATCAGCAAAAGCAAGTGTCACAAATCTATATAAGATCTATAAAGATTACAAAGATAAAGAAGCTTTCGAAGAATTTGGAACAGAGATCGAGATTACTAGAATTATCACTGAAATTGATGCAGAACAATCTCCTCTTGAACTAGCACTACTGATATCTAACATAGATACTAATTTCAAATTCACTAAAAAAGAAAAAGAATTAGTATTGAAATTGAAAGAAGATCCGAACCTAAAATTAACTCCAAATATCATCAAACTCAGAGATACAATTAAACCTGGTTTGGGAAAGACTCCTCCACCATTCTATCATGTACTTGCTGGTGTTGCTAAATCTGTTGCAACAGCAATTAACGAATCAGAAGATATACAATTTAGCAGATTCGCATCATTACTATTGAACGGAACAGTTATTCAAGTCTACACAAAAGCAAAAACCAGAAATGGTATGGTTGTATTTGATGAATTTGATACAAAATGGCCTGATGATGCTGTAACGAATGTATTGATTGAATCTGGCACAAGATATAAAACTGATAGAGTAGATGGCAAGTTTGGATATGTAGTAAAATCTAAATAAATATAAAAGAAAAACGAATATGAACCTAGAAAATTTTAAAGAAATATATAAAAAGACGATTGTCGAATCATCACAAGATGATTCGAATTTAAAAGAGTATATCAGATCTATTGTAGAAGAAGTAATCTCAGAAAATGCCATTGATGGACTCTCTGATGAAACAGGTTCTGCAGGTGAATGGTTCCAACTAGCTGGAGAACTGATTCTTAGTGATTTGGAGTATTCAGAGGATGATTTCAAGAAAAATGTGCTTCCACTTTATACAAAAGATTGGAAACGCAATGGTTTCGACAAAAAATTCGCAGATGCGATAGCATCAAATGTGAAAAAATTCGGTGATTATGGTGCATATCAAGTAGCGAAATGGTATGGTACTGGTAATCTTGGCAGTCGTAATCATAAAATGCCAATTTGGTGGAGCGCAAAAAATAGAAATGTTAAACCACAATACATCAAGTAAATATAAGAAATAAAAAAAGGAGGCCAAAAGCCTCCTTAAACAATTTTCTTTCCGATTGTATATTTTGTTACAAGATCCCAATTAACTTTATCTGCATAAGGAATAATCTTGATCTTGTTCAGAGAACAGAATACAGACATCTTCTGTGGAAAACGATAGATCTTCTTTCCAGTCTCAACATCTTCACCCACATATTCAGCCCCAACAATCTTACAAAGTCCCCATTCATGAAGTAACTTTGCAATAGTATTTCTTCTAGATTCATCTTCTTCATCAAGACCAGAAGCTCTATTATCGAGAGTAAATAATTCCTTGAAATGTACAAGATAATATTTACCTTTCTTGTGTAAGATATGACATGATTGATATAACTTCTTGTCTTTATTTGAAGAAATTCCAATCCTAGTAAGTGTCTCTTTACAAAGAAGAAATGCTTCCTGATTATCTAATTCTACTTCTATGAATGTGTCAACCAAATTAGTAATTCTGTCATTCATTAATATTTCCTTTTTTAGAAGATCCTTTGGATCCACCAATATCTAAATATTTTCGCATATTGTCTAGATCTTCGGAAGTAATCATATCAGATATTTCTTTGGCTTTATTAACGGATATATTGTAATATTTCGATATAATCAGGATATCCTCTGATGGTTTAGAATTTTTTAACCATTTAGAGAATCGTTTCTTCTTTTTGACCGCAGACAAATAATATTTATATTGTAGAATTCTATCTAATTGAGCATTAGAATTCAGGAAATTAGCATGTAATATTGTTTCAGGATAGAAAGACATTCCTCTATTAATGAGGAATGGCACATAATCAGTGACATTATAATCATCGATCAGATCTGAATCTTTAGTTATATTGATAGAATTAAGAATGTCTCCTAATTTCGGCATTTTATACCTTCTTAAATAAGCATTCTGCCATAATATTAACAAACATAGCAGTAATGTTAATTTCTTGATCTGCAACGAACGCAGACTTATAAGAATAATCCGCAAGAATTACAATAGCAGTTGGAATAGATGATGGTTCTAGATGATTCTCAAGATTATCGAAAACCAAACGAACAATAGAACTGGGATCTGAATCTAAATTCTCATTCACCCACTTCCTCATGCCACTAAAATCCTTTTCTCGAAGTGCTTTAATCAACTCTCGAATAGACACATCTTGAATAGACGATAATGCCCCAAGATCGATCTTTCCATTTGAGATATAATATCTCTGAATCTCAGAGATAGTCTTACGAAAATCTGGAAAGAACTTCATGATAATCTCAGCCAAGACTTTCTTATCATATTCAACAGATTCTTTCTCAAGAATCCCCTGAATCCGCTTCATCATTAGAGATGCCAATTTAGTCTTCTGAGTAGAAGGAATAGTAAATTCAAATACAGTTAACCTTGAAATAAGTGGTTCAATGATCTTCTTCTTATAATTGCAAGTAAGAATGAATCGGCAATTCTTAGAGAATTCTTCCATGAAGTTTCTAAGTGCAGGTTGAACTGCAGAAGACATATAATCTGCCTCATCAAGAATCACAATCTTCTGTCCACCAGAGAGCGAAATAGAAGAAGCGAATACTTGAATCTTATTCCTCAATGTATCAATATTCCCATCAGAAGAAGCATTGATAACCATAACGTCACAACCAAGTTCATTACAAGTTGCTTTTGCAATTGTAGTCTTTCCCATTCCTGGTTTACCAGTCAATAACATATTGGGAATATCTTTGTTTTTTACAAAGTTTTTGAAAGCTTTCTTAACATCTTCTGTAAGAACACAATCATCGATAGTCTGTGGTCTGTAAAGTTCGGTCCATAATGTATTTTTCATAATATCCTCATAAATGAATATGGACGGTACACTACAAATATACCGTCCGCAATAATCAACAAATCAAACTAGAACTTCGAATCAGCTTCCGCAGCAATGTAATAGCGTACATCATTAGTCAGATGCTTGAAGCAAGACAGACCCTTGTTAGAAATAGAGATTTGATAATCGCCTTCCAACAACTTCAGATTTGAGATCTTCATATATACAGTAAACTCTGAATTGAAATCACCAGAAGTCTTAGTCTCCCATGTATTAGTAGAAGAGTTAGTCTTGTCTAGAACTTCAATGTGAATATTATCGTCACTAGAATAGATCTTGAGATCGTCTACTCCAAGAATAGACGCAGACTTAGTGATCTTCTTCAAATTATCTTCTGAAATCTGAAAAGTGATGTCTTCTGAAGGCATTGTGATTCGCTTAGAAGGAGAAGAAATCAGATCAGAATTACAATAGAAAATCTTAGTAAGATCACTACCACTTGAGATCTCAACATACTTAGAAGAGAAATTCATAGTCGGTTTATCGAACAGACTAGAGATAAAATTCAGCATCTGTCGAAGATCATAAATAGCAAAATCTACAGGAAATGTATCTGGAAGAGTTGCTTCGGCCAAGACTGTCTTACCTTCAGTCATGGTACGAATCTCATTACCAGCAGAAACCACTAGACCATTATTAATCGATGCGAAGTTTGCAAGAACTCTGAGAGTAAATGGATCTAGTGTTAGTTGTGTCTTTGTTTTGGTTGTCATATTATATCACCTTATTATATTATACTACTGAATTCACTATAAGTAAATTACTTTCTATCTAGAGAATATGTAAGAACTTGTGGGAAGTACTTCTTAATAAAATTCTTGTTTAGATTCTTGTATGGATTCTTCTTCTGGATTAGATGATTGTATACCAAATCCGATTCTTCAGCATACATACTCTCAAGAATTTGAATTAATTTCTGCCTCTTTCTCTCAGTTGTAAGAGCATTATCTTTTGTGAAGATATAAATTCTTTTCATCTCGTGATCTAATGTAGAGTCTGAGATACCAGCTTTGTTGTGTTTTGTGGCATAAACCACATCTTTAAACTTATCAAACTCAATAGTGTCGTTATGGAAACATGCAAGCACTTTGAATAGCGGTTCACGCATATGGATCCTGAGGAATTTCGCACGTTCCTCAGGATCTTCGATCTCATTTGCAAGTCTTAGTACTTCTGGAATTGGTTTCTGGTACATTTTAAAAATCTCCAATATTATTTAATAGATTTTTTAATCCGTTTTTCATGAGATAACGATAAACTTGTGTTGAAGTATTTTCAAGTGGTTTATCGTATTCTTTTAGAATCACTTCCTGAAGGTCATCAGGAATAAAATCGAAATCTATTAGATACTTATTGCGCATGTATCCAGACAATTCTGTTGAAGTCATCACAGACTCTGGTTTGAAGGAAGAAAGAATTAAGTCGATCTTCTTCTTAGTTAGTCTCTTCTGCCTCTTACCTTCAGTTACAAATGTATCATCGTCTGAAAGGAAATTCGGAATACCGTCTCCAGAATCTCCATTCAACACTTTCTCAAGAAGATATATCTTTGGATGTTCTTCTTTAATCCAAGACTTCATGATAGTTGAATATTGTGAGACGTTGGGATATTTCTGTAATTGAACGAAATCCTTATCTCCAGAAATAATAAGAACCTTCTCAAATGAAGAATACTTCTTAGTTAGAATTGCAATAACATCATCAGCTTCACATGTTGGTATTTCAATATATCGATAAGGGAAATTCTCACGAATCTCGTTTTTGATTTTGTTGATGTTCTTGAATATAGCATTCCAATCAAAGATTGAAGCGTCTCTGGATTTCTTTCTATTAGCCTTATAATAAGGAAAGAGTGTCTTTCGCCAATAATTAAACGAATCAGAACAAATTACCAACTCACCATAATCTTCACCAAACTTGGACTTAACAGAACGAATTGAATTGAGGATCATGTGGCGAAGAAAGTCTTCCTCAACAGTATCGTTCTTCGATATGTTAATCTGCTGCATTATGTTAGAAATAACGATTTGATTTAAATCCAATAGGATCATATATTTTACCTTTGAGATTACTTATATCACCAAATCCAATCGTAACGATCATTGATTCTTTGGTTAGCTTCTTTATCTGAGATCAGAATTGCAATTCTATCTAGAGCATCATGAATTAGCTCTTCATTTGGACGACCTTCACGATTCAGAAAATCGAATAATAAGCTTTCGATCTTTCTCAACTCTTCTAGTTCATACATATTATTATAATATATTAATCATGAAACGTCAAATGGGGTGCCGAAGCACCCCAGGATAGATATTGATTCAGTTATTCAGAAGTCTCAGTCGCATCAGCCGTCTTCGCCTTCTTCTTTGCGATCTCGGCCTTCGCCTTCTCGAAAAGTTCCTTCTTCGTCAACGCCTTCTTATTGTTCTTTTCGATATTCTTCTTAACTGTAGTGGTGATCGTTTCTGCGACTTCAACAACCTCAGGTTCGACTGTCTTCTTGGCACGCTTCGCCTTCGGGGCAACATCACCGTCAGCAGCAACCTTCTTGGTCTTCTCAACCTTAGCAACAGGAATCACTTCTGTGATACCATCCCAAGGAGATTCACCATTCATCCAGGAGTCGGGAATGGTATACACACCCTGCCGAACACGAGTCAACTTACCATATACTGTGGCAAAGGTAATGAAACCTAATTGACCAGTCTTCTTTGCAATGGCATCTACATTTTCACGAATGAAAATATTATTGCCTCCACCACCAAAAGTCTCTTTCAGAGACATCACGAAACCCTTCAGGGCCAATTCACGAGAAACCTTAACACGAGCCATAATTTATAATTTTCCTTTTTGAGAATTTTCTCTACTTAACCAGTATACCTTAGAATTCCGAATTTGTCAAGTACTTCGGAAGATTAATTTTCGTTAAATCTTCGAAAGGAACTGAAATTTTAGAACCGACAGGATAATTTTGCGGCAAATTATACTTGTTGTCGCAGTCGATCACTTCGATGTGAGCACGCTTGCTCTTTTTTGCAACAACTAAACCACGATAGACGAATGGCTTGGAATTGGCTTTCACACTACGAAAAGAAACAACATCTCCAACAGAAATATTCTCTTTAGCAACCTTACAGTCGATTTTAGTGACACGTTCAATATTCGAACGAATAAGTCGAAGTTCGGGATCTCCAGCTTTCCAAATAAAATCAATCACATCTTTTAATGTAATCACATTTTGTTTCTTCTTCGTCATATAGAACCAGTATACCTTTTCTAGAATCAGTTGTCAAGGAATTCTGAAAAATTATTTCTCCCCAGAAATCCAAGCACTCCCGAAGACCTCTGCTTCCCCGAAGACCAGAGCGATTCCAAAGATTCGAGCGTTCCCAAAGACCCATGCGTCTCCGAAGACATGAGCTTCCCCAAAGACCTGTGCAGACCCAAAAACCCGAGTGTTTCCATAGACCCAAGATTCCTCAAAGACCTGAGCCCTCCCAAAAACATGAGCGTTCCCAGAGACCCGAGCGTTTCCAGAGACCTGAGACATCCCATAGACCAGAGCTTCTGGTCCGACATAAGCAGTCTCAACTACCGAAGCAGTATTCTGGACCCAGCCTCCTCCATTCGGATGCTGGTGCCAGGTCTCTAAAGTGGCATCAGGAAACTTCTCTTGCAATTGTTCGAATTTCATACTAGAACTAGTATAGCGTATAACGGAATTCG